CATGGCCGACTGCACCAGCATCGAGATGCCCAGGGACTCTTCGGCCAGGAGGTTGCCGCACGCGCGGAACGATTCAACGTCGATCTTGTCTTCGGGGATTTTCATGCCCCACATGTTGTTCGTCATCAACTCGTACGACGCGCACGCAATGTTCGCATCGCCGTTGACGTTGTGGCGGCCGCCGGTCAGGCCGAGCTGGTTGGGGCAGCGGCGAACGATGACGGAGATGGGAGGGGGCGTGTCGCTGTTGCCCAGGTACACCTTCTCCATGACCATGTGCAGCAGCGGGCGGAACGCCGACATATCGGGTTCGTTCCATTGGCCGGATAGGTAGTTGTTCGTGCCCTGGGTGAAGGTGCCTTGGTACAGCACGCACTTTCCGACCACGCCGCTCGGCGGGTCGCCGTTGTCGAGAATCGACGGCGAGCAGATGTAGAACTCGCACTTGTCGCCTACGAACTCCTTGCTTGCGGGGGCGCCAGCCATCCACGTGTCCTTCCACTTGAACACGGACTTGACCAGATCAGCCACCTTGTCGTCGACGCGCAGCTCGATGAACTCGTCTGCCGGGCCGTAGCCGAACACGAGCTGCACGCCCAGGTAGTAGTTGTACCCGGTGACGATCTTCTTCGACGAGAACCAGCCGGTCTTGACCTTCTTCTTCAGCGTCACGACTTCGAGGTCACCGAACCACACGACATTCGGACCCATCATCTTGCAGGTGCCCCACCACACCGGCACGACGCGCGAGGCGTCCACGGTCGGGAACTTGAAGTCGCCCACGGCCGATGGGTTCGGGTCGTTGAACTTCTGCTTCGGTCGCAGCAGCTCGCCGACGATTGCGACGACGATTGCGACGATAATTGCGATCCAGGCCATTTAGGTGATCCCCTGCTGGAAGACGTTGTAGGTCGGGAAGTGGTCGAACCCGACATAGTTGATCTTGTTGTTGAACTTGCCCGAGCACACTTCCTTCGTGCGGGCACAACCTGCGTACACGTCGAGAATCTGCCCGCCCTGCACGCTCTGGAACGGGTACACGACCTTGATCGTGCCAGTAGCCGCATCGTGCGCGGTAATAAAGCGCTGTTCGCCAGTCTCGCGGTCGACGACGAAGCCGTTGGTGTAGTAGCCGGTCGGCTTGGCCGCGAACTCCGGCGAGCCGAGCGTGTAGCCGTCCACGGTGGTGACGAGCGCATCGCGACGCCAGAGCGACTTATCCACGCCGCAACCGATCTGGTACAGCGCCCACACGCAGCCGACCTTGAACACCACCCACGGCACCGTCTGCGAGAGGTTGTCGATGATCTGCGAGCATTCCAGGGTGGCCTCGGCTCCCTTCTGGCTGAAGCTCGTCACGAAGCCGGTGAACGCCTGCACAATTTCTGCGCCGGGATCGTTGCGCTGGTAGGCGTAGATCGTGAGCTTGATCGGACGCGGCGGCAGGTACGGCACGTGCGCAGCGGCCACGGGGTTGTCAAACGGAACGATCACCTGAAGGTTCTCGACGTTGGCGTCGCCTGCGGTCTGTTTCAGCTCGCCGCGCTTAATCGCTTCCGGCTTGTACGTGATCGGGCCGAGCACTTTGTCACGCGCATCGGTGGTGTACGCCCAGCGGTAGCGGCCGTCGTCACTCTCAAACAGGTAAAGCTCCACGCGGGAGCCTTGTTCGTTGCTGGTTTCGTATTGGGCCAGAGACATGTCAGTCCTCGGTCGTCTTGGCGATCAACATCGACTCGACAGTCGCCTTCGAGTCGGTCAGGTATCGCAGCGTGGTGGATGGAGACTGGAAGCGGTACAGGGTCAAGAAGCTGATCCGGCGAACGTCCTGCGGACTGACCTCTTCGCCGAGCGCGCTGTCGAGCTGCAAGCGGGTGAGGCTGTCGAACTCGCTCACCGTCGTGATGCGGCGGCAGAAATACCGGCCGCTCTTCAGCACGATGATGATGTCGCGGCGGGCCGGATGCGCGCCTACCAGCTTCGCGTACTCGTTCGATTGCACGACCAACGAGTCTTCCGTGTCGAGCATCGTCGCTGCCATGATGAAGTCTTCGGTGCCGCTCGGCATGTAGACCGAACGAGCAACGCCCTGGCGTCGGCCGAGGAAACGACGAAACTCGAAAATATCGGCGCGGTCGAATAGCGTCCAGTTGTGGCGGCGGCTGATCTTCGAGAAGCCGGACGTAGTGAACGCGGCGAATTTGCCGGTCCCCGCGTCGACGCGCTTGGTGTCCGCAGTGAACGAGAACGGCATCGCCGACAGCCAGTTGGTCTCCTTGACGTACAGCTCGTGGCCCCGGTAGGTGAGCGGAGCGACGTTGAGCGCGGTGTTGCCGGGGGTCACGCTCGGCTCGAAGTCGAAAGCCATCGCCATACGGCCGACGCGGGAGGTCTCGCGCTGCTCCGACATCTGCTCGTTCATGAGGCCCACGAAGCACGGATACACGCGAGAGTCGACCGGCCAGTCGTGCTCCAACGCGGTCGTGACCCGAACGCCGTCAGCGGTGACCTGCTGCACTTCACGGATTTCATTCACTTCGTCGTCGAGGTACAGCGCCACCAGCGAGCCGGGTTCCAGGGACAGACCGAAGGTATCGAACGCGATCACGTCCGAGCCTGCGGCCGCTGCTGCGTCGGTGCGTGACTCTTCGCCCCAATGCGGAACGCCGAAGAAGCGGGACTGCCACGCGAACAGCAGGTTCTCGGCGCGCTGGGCCTGCATAGACGTGCGCAGGTTGATGTTGAACTCCAACGAGCGACGCGGCACTTCGCCGGACTCGCTGCCGGTTTGCTCGCTGCCATCGTCGGAGGACAGCACCCACGACCGATGCGTGATCGTCTCGTCGACCGGCGACCCCCAATTCGGAGAGAACGGGAACAGCACGATGCGACGGCCGGTGATCGGCACGGTGTAATTGACGCCCTCCACGGTGAAGCGCGCATAGCTGTTGATCGTCGGCGGGCCAGCCAGCTCGATCTGCACGGTGAAGTCCAGCTCGCGCAGCGGCGGCATCTCGAATGGAATGCTGACGCCAGCGGGCGGCGTCATCGAAATGCCAGCCTGCGGACCCAGCCCCGCCGCCTCCAACGTCTGCGGCGTCACGTAAGCGTTCCACAAGATGATGTGCCTGATCTGCGTGGACAGCAGGTTCCCCGCGTCCAGGGCGGCCGGGACGATGAAGATGCGGTTGTAGTAGTCGTCGAAGAAGCTCGTCATCTTGCGCTGCGCCGACACGCCCCAATGGTTGCTCGCATGCACGTGCCAGCTACCGTAGCGCCCCTGCAAAAAGCGAGCGCCGTCGTAGCTGTCGAACATCGTCACGACTTCCGTCAGGTCGTCCAGTTCGTCGCTGAGCATCGGGTTGTCGATGCCTCGCTCGAACGGGTTGCCCATTTGTCCGATTCGACCTGCCATGTCACGGCCCCGTATAGCGGATGGCGTAAGCGAAGGTGCCGGTGTGGTCCGACCCGGTAGACCACGGCACGCCGTTGCGCACGGCTGCGTTCTTGCGGTGGAACGGGTAGACCTTCCAGCGGTCGGTTCCGTAGGTCACGATTTCGCCGGACAGATGATTGTCGTTGCGGCACAAGCGCGCGTTTTCCAGGTCGGCGGCGACGGTCTGGCCTTTCGACAGGCGGCGCTGCACAGCCAGTAGCGGCAGCAGCACAGTGCTCTGGTTGAACTGCGACGGCAGCGATTGCAGAAGGGCCGCCATCGGGTCGCCGCTACCAAGCAGGTTGCCGTCACTCGTGCCTACCTGCTTCCAGCCGGTCGTGTCCAGGCCGGTGTGGATGTACGAGCACCCCAGGGCCGCGTTGTACGCCTCGTGGAACAGGCCGCAGCCCATGCCGCTCCAACCGAAGCCGACGTAGCTGTCCGACGCGCTGGTGTACACGAGATGCGTCGCCGCCTGCACAACGTCGCTGCGGAAAGAGCCAGTGAGCCACATGCCAGTGCCGCCGACCTGCTCGACGCGGCTCTTGCCGAACGACAACTGCTGGTACTTGTCGCCGTTGTAGTTGACGACGAGGTAGACCTCATCGGTGTCCTCGAACACGTGCAGGTCGTAGGTCGCCGGGAAGTTCATCGGCGAGCCGCTGAAGTTCATGATCTTGACGCCGTACGGAGCTGCGCCCGGCAGCGGGAACGGGTCGACCGCGCTGCCGGTGCCAGCGAACGCGGCGATCTGGTAGATGTCGCCCGCCACGAGGCGCACGTACATGCCGTTCTTGACCAGCGTGCCGTCGCCGTTGAGCGCCCAGCCGTGGTTCTGAAGCGCCGCTTCCATCGACGCCTTCAGCGTCACGAACGAAGAAAAATTGCCGGTGTAGAACATTAGGTCATCTCCAAGCCGATGAAGCTGCGCCAGTCGGTACGACCCACGTCTTGCAGCATCACGAATGCGCGGCCACCTGCCGCAAGGACTGCATCGACGTGTTCGGCTACGGTCATGCCAGTGCCGTCCACCGGAGTGCCGCCGATCTGCACGACGTTCTCCACGTTGTTGTTGAAGCCGGAAATCTGGTACACGCCGTCCAATTCGCCGAACACGTTGCCGACGTACGTGTTGCCGCTGGCCGCCGTGGTGTACAGGATGATCGGCTGCGGCTGGTAATTCGTACCGGCCGGGACCAGGGACCGGTGAGTGCTGTCGGTGTCGAGATAGTTGTAGTTCGCCAGGGCGTTGCTGCCGTTCCACGTGTTGCTGCCCGCTGCGCCGTTGTAGAACGGGAAGTGCGACAGACGACGCCATGCGCCTGCCTGATCGCGCAGCCATAGCAGCGACGGCCGCTCCGGCGTAGACGCGCCGCTCTCGCGACCGTGATACGGGAAGCTGTAGTCGAGGTCGGAGAATCGCTTACCGGCTGCGCCGTCGAACATGCCCGCGCACACCAGCGGCGAGGGGAACTCGCCCGGCCGCGAGTAGGGGAACATCTTGCCCGCGTAGAAGTGCGTGTAGACCGGAGTGCCCACCTTGAAGCAACCTGCGATGCGCTGTGCGTTCGCAGTGATGAAGTAGGTCACGGCGTTGTTGTGGCACGGCACGCCGGACAGGCGAGCGCCCGGCTGCGTGTCAAACGAGTTCGCCGACACGAAGCCGGTGAACACGCCCACGAGGATGTTGTAGTAGTCGCCGCTTGCGCTGAAGTACGTGCGGAAGCCGATGTAGATGTCCTCGGTGCCGGACAGGCCCTTCGAGTTCAAGATCAGTTCGCGCGTCGTGCCTACGTCGATATAACGCAGCGTAGTCCACCCGTTTGCTTCAGCCAGCGTCTTGATCGCGGCGAGCACCTTGTAGTGCGCTTCGTCGCCGCTGCTGCCGGTGACAGTCCCAATTGCGTGTCCCATGTTGGTTCCTTATGCCAGGAGTTTCTTGAAGGAGGCGCGGTCGGCCTTGATGACGTTGAAGATCGCCTGTCGGCCCGAGCGAGTGTTGGCACCGGCAGCGACCACGCTCTCGCTGTCGATGGTGTTGATGATGGATACGTCCATCGGGGTCTGGCCGTTGCCGCCGTCCAGGCCGCCGTTGAAGCGGTGGCGAGGATCGTTCTCGGTCAAGACCTCTTCATTGCGCTTCAGCACTGCGGGCACTTCGTCGGCCGCGAAGCCGACCACGCCGCCGGAGTGGTACTTGACCGCGTTGTCGTACACGAACGACGGCACCGCACGCTTCTTCGACGCGCTGCCGACGATGCCGCCGTCGTGCTTCACGTAGCTCATCGCCGCGTTGATGATCGCGCCCCAGCCGCCGCTCGCGCTCTCCGACGCCTGCTTCAGCGCGTTGAAGATGGCCTGCTGGATAATCATCTGCGCGAGCTGGATCAGGATGTCGGCGATGGTGTTGAGCACGATGTCGCCGAAGCTCTTCCATGCGTCACCTGCGCTCTGGATGCCCTTCAGGTAATCGGACATCACCGCCGCGCTCTCCATGAAGGCGTTCGTGAAGCCGTTGGTGAACACGTCGACGATCTGCCGCTTGGTCGCCGACATCTCGACCGACATCGCCTTGATCTGCGCATTGAGGTTTTCGAGGTTGGCGCGTGCAGCCTGGGCCTGCGGGCCGTCGCCCAGCGTCGCCATAAACTCGACCGCCTTCAGACGCAGCGCTTCGAGCTGCGGCAGCAGACGTGCGTTGACCTCTTCCATCTGCGCGGACGCTTCGCTCGCGGTCAGCAGCCCGGCTTCCTGCAACGTGTTGATCGTGTCGATGGACGTGCTGCGCTGCTGCAACAAGGTGTTGATGCGCGCCTCGTAGAACTCCTGCTCGGCCAACTGCTTCTGCTGCTTTTCGAGGTCCGGCAACGCAGCAAGACCGCGCTGCGCTTCCGTCTTCGCGCCCGGCACGTTGAGCTTTTCAGCCTCACGGATCATCCGCTCCAACTCGGCGCGGCGGTCGGCGATCTTGTTGTCGATCACCGCGAGGCGGTCTTCCAGCGTATCCGGTCGAGCCTGGGCGATGTCGTTGTCGATGTCGCGCAGCTTCTCGGCCACGTCTTCTTCCAGGCGCACGCGACGCTCAGCCAGGGCGGCAGCACGCTTCTCTTCAGCCTCCTTCTTCTTGCGTGCAGCCTCGGCCGCCTTCGCCGCCTTGGAGTCCGCACCCGCACGCGCAGCCGCAGCGTCGGCCTCGTCTTGAATGCGCTTGAACTCCGCAGCCAGGGCGTCGTTCTCGGCCGCGGCGGCCTTCGACTTGGCGATGCCCAGGTCGCGGTTCGCGGACGCCACCAGCTCGCGGAGCGGAGCTGCACGACGTTCGAGGTTCGCGAGCTGCGCCTCCATCGCCTTGCCTTCCGCCTCGACCTGCCGGATGGCCTCGAACTGCTTCGACGGCAGATTGGCGTCGCCTTCGCGCGTACTCTGCGCAGTGCGGATCGCCACCTGGTTCTTGCGGATCGTCGTGTTCTGCGCGATCTGGTCGGCGAGGTTCTTCTTCTGCTCGTCGTAGATGTTGAGCAACCGCTGAGCTGCTTCGACGCGCTTCTGCAACTGCTCGGTGTTGTCACGCGACAGCACGGCGAGGTTGCGCTCAGACGACGCGAAGCCCCGGTTGAGGTTGGTGATCGTCTTCTCGACATCGAGCTTCTGGTCGTTTGACTTCAGCTCGCCCTTCATCTGGAAGTAGATCGGGATGACCACGCCTGCGGACGCAATCGCCAGCAACGCGCCGATGGGGCCTCCGATCAGCGCCAGCAACGATGCGCCTGCACGACCGGCAGACGCGGCGGTGCCGACGCCCAGCGCCGTGTTGAGCGCGACCGTCGCCGCGCGAGCCTTCAGGATTTCCGTCGCGAGCTGGGTGAACACGATAGCGATGCGTGCGGCCTGGATCGCCAGCATGATCGCGATCAGCTCCTTGAAGTTGCGCACGAGGAACGCCACGGTGTTCGCCACGGTCTCGATCAGACCGTCGTATTCGGAGAACACGTCGATCAAGTCCTTGCCCGCTTCGGCCGCCGCCACCAGAACCTTCGTCAGATTCGCCGCGAACTTCTGGCCGTCGTCGCTCTTCAGGAACTTCGTCAGGTCGACGAACAACGAGCGCAGCGCGGTGCCCAGGCCGCCGTCCATGATTTCGCGCTTCAGGTCGCCCCATGCGTTCTGCGTGCGGTTGAGGTCGCCGAGCAGACTGTTCGACGCCGCCTTCGCCTGCGGGCCGTAGATGCCGCGTGCAGTCTGCGCCGCCAGCAGCACAAACTCGGCTTTCACTTCGCCGCCCTTTTCGAGCATCTTATTCAGCTCTTGGGTCGTGACGCCGATGGCCTTGGCGAACAGATTGAACGCGCCGGTCATGCGGTCGCCGAGCTGGCCGCGAAGCTCTTCCGCCTGGATGTAGCCCTTCGAGAAAATCTGCTCCAACGCACGGAACGCGCCTGCCGTCTCGTCGCCGCTCAACCGCATCGCGGTCGCAGCCTCGGTGAACGCCTCGAAGATGTAGCGAGTAGCCTCCGTGCTCATACCGGCGTCGCGTGCAGCGACAGCGAAGCGCGAGTACGAATCGGCCAGCGGGCCGAACGCTAGGCCCAGCTCGTCGGCCTTCTTGCGCAGGTAGTCGTACTCCTTCGCGGCCGC